TCCTGAAAGCGTGATAGCTTCTGCGTTTGCAAGTTTGAAGAAACGAAAGTATTGGTTACCAATAGCACCATAACAAGAGTTCAGAGCAATCTTACGAGCCATCTGGAAGTTATTGTATTTGGCAATATCCTTCTCTAGTTGTTTGGTCGGGTTCTTCTCATACTCCTGTTTGGCCTGGAGCATTTTCTTCTTATAAATCTTACGTTCTGCATACATCTTCTCCATCAGTTTGGGCATGAACCCTTTGACATCCTTACGGAACATGGCACCGTTAGCACACACGGCGTAGTCCTTGTACATCTCAAAGGTCAGTTCCTTATTCAGGATCTTATCACAGGTGACAGACGGATGCTTCTCCTCCACCAGGGTCTCAGGAGAGATGTTGTACTGCATCATCAGGTGAGGGTACAGGGAGTTAAGGTCAAACGACACCACCCAGTCATAGACACCAGGTTCAGGTTGTTTCACATAGGCACCCTCATACCTCTTGTCCTTCTCACTACGGTCACGGGGAGGGATAACTATGTCTCTCTTCTTCAGATAGTTATAGATGATGGTGTCCCACATACGGACCTGGAACATAACATCGACAAAATTCACCTTGGCATCATATGCCATAGTCAATGCCAACTCAATCAGTTTCATCTTGTCTTCCATCCGGTCAACAAGTTCCACGTCAACGATGTTGTAATCAACGAACTTCTTCCAGTTACCTGTATAAAAATCTTTGAAGGTATCGAACTCACTGTGGTCTAGTTTCTTCTGCCCAAGTTCTACCTCTGCGATGAAGTCCAGTCGATAACTCTCTCTGTTGGTATAGGTAAACTTCTTATACAGTTCCAAGTAATCCAGTGTGGTGACACCAGCAATGTCAAAAGTATTGAACTCACGACCCATGATCGTAATCTGTTCTTGACTGACGATACCCCATGGTGACATGAGCCTCATCTTCTTTGTACCCATGATCCGATCAATACGGCCACAGAGATATGGGATATCATACAGACGACAGTTCCAACCGGTCACAACCTCGGGAGGATTGTTGGTCCACCAATACAAGAATGAGTTGAGCATTGCAACCTCATCCTCAAAGTGGTAGTAGGTTACATTGTTCTGTACAGGTGTGTAAGGATATCTACCCCAAGTCTTGATTTGTTTGGTTGCATAGTCCTGAATAGAGATTGCCAACATCTCCTCAGCACAATTCTCGGGGTCAGGGAACCCTTCTTCTGATTTAACCTCGATGTCGATTGTTACAAGATTGATCTTCTTGATATCAAACTTGATCTCATCTTCAGGATATTTGTCTGATATGTATTGGAATACATACCGGTCGTTACCATAGATCTTAAAATTATCTACCTCGTCATACTTCTTGTAGAAATCTCTACACTCACGCACACCACCGGGTTGGATAGGTTCTACGTTTTCACCTTCAAGAGTTTTAAACTTAGACTCTCGTTTTGATTTAACGAACAGAGTGGGGGAATACTCTTCCTTGAATTGAACACTCTGACCGTTCTCATAACCACGGACCAGGAAGTTGTTACCAACAACCTGGACGTTTGTGTAAAACCTCATTCCTTCACCAGAGTTTCGTATTTGTCAATTAGTTTACCGTTAGGATCTGCAATGGTCAAGATCTTATCGGAGTGAATCATAAAAGAGTTTTGGCTAGTAATATCAACTAACCAGGGTTTCATTGTCCCATCACTCTTAAGAACGAATGGTTCAATCAACCTACAATCAGGCTCACCAAGTTCGGTGGATACTTCTTCAATCTGTGTTATCAGATACAGATTCTGTTCCAGCACCAGAATTTTTAGGGGTTTCATACTTCTCAACTCCATCATTGTACATGTTTACTACCTGTTCGATTGGATCGGTGATAGTCACAACCCAATCAGCCACAACAGGAATCAGCTTATCTTTGCTCAGTGGCATCCAGGGTAGGAGTTGAATCTGAGAAGGAACTTTTGAGTCACCCTCAGGATTCGTCACGCTGCTGACAAGATTTACTCGACAAGGGTATTTAAGATAGTAACCCACTACCTTCTCTTCTACTACCATTTCTTCGACCTGTGCGATCACATCTTCTCCTGACTTGAGGAGGAGTAATTTAGTGTTCATGCTCTTACAGTTTTTCCTAGAGTAATTTTACCATAAAAAAAGCGGGGCGTCAACTGGATTTGGCCAGTTGCCCCGCTGTCCATGCGACGACGATACGTATTATTTAGAGGTAGTCTCTCCGTTGGTGGTGTTCGGGAACAACTTTACTGAGGGTGACTGACAAAAGTCCGTCTTCAAATACGACGTTGGAGATCTCAGTGTCTTCAGCAAGGGTCCAGGCTCTTTCAAAGTTTCTCTGAGCCAGTCCCTGGTGGACATACGTCCGTTCCTCACTGGGAGTTTCTTTTTTCCCCTCGACAAAAAGTTTTCCATACTCGGTGTAAGCATGCACCTCCTCCTTCTTAAATCCTGCTAGTGCAATTTCCAATCGCGTCTCATTGCTATTTACCTGGATTACATTATATGGAGGGTAATTAGTTGTAGTTGCATTAAAGACCTGATCAAAATAGTCTCCCATTCCAATCGAATTCCTGGTCATACGATCCAACAGCTGATCCAAATTGGCAGCATTGTACTTTGTCAGGTTTGACATGTGACTTCTCCTTAGTTAGCGAGAGTGTGTTGTGTGGACCCCGAAGGCATCCTTGGCGTCAAAGGGGGAGCGAACCCCCTGTCCTCTGACATACTAATTATACACCATCCATTAAAAAAGCGGGTGTGGAAACCCGCTTGTTATTGTTCGGTTGTCTGGGGTCGAAGTCTGGATCATACTCCGGTTCCCTTGGATCGATACGGGGATCCCACCAATAGTACATACATTGATGGAGTCTCAGTGTCCTTAGTGGTTTGGATAGTTTCATTAACCCTCCTCTTCGGTTTTACCTCTCTTACCAATATTATACTTCTGTTCCAGGGTCCAGTCACCCTTGTCTTTGTATGACAATACTTTGATCTGATTGAGTGGTGCGATGTCAAGGACAGCATCTTCTTTGACTATCGTAATGAGTCCCCAATCAGCAAGAAGCTTAGTAATACGATTCCTACGCTGAACATCGTTAATAGTAAGATTAGCGTACTTGCCATCAAGAGCAAACAACTCTTTGAAGTGAACGATAAAATACTTACCTTGCTTATGAAGGATGTGACAAGACTGATAGAGCTTCTTCTCTTTTCTAGAAGCAACTCCGATACGAGTCAGTGTCTCTCTCACTTTAAGAAAGTCATCAGGTTCATTAAGTTTGATCTCAACCATCTGGCTCTGAGACCAATTAACCTGAGGTTCAGCAGTATTTGTCATTTAGTTCCACCAGTGTCAAGTCGTTGTTTGATAAATTCAATTTGTTCATCAGATAAGATTTTCAGAACTTGAGATGCTTTCTCGTTACTATAGCCATAGTATTGTTTGACATACTCTATGTCTGATACCTTCTCCTTACGTAACCAAGGAGAAAATCTCTTCTTCTTTCTCAATATATTTAGATAAAAATTATATTGCATGTCCTTATCCAGGAAATGATACCGGTTCATTTCGTTGGCAAACAACACACAATCCAAGTGACCTGACAGACACTTGTTGACAATAAAAGGTGGATACTCCTTGACAAGTGTAGAGTCTTCTTCAATAAGATTCTCCTTATTGAAGTTAATAGAATTCAACCAATCCTTAAGTTCCATATCAAAGAATCAACTTCTTGCTTGGGGTTTCAATCTTAGAGAAAATCTTTTTGTAATTCTCTACAACCATGTCTTTGGCTTCGATAATATAGACAATATAATCCCTAGAGATTTTGATTGTAGTATCATCTGCAGAGAGATAAGACCAGGGAGAAAATCCAATTTGACCTTGTGCATTAGGAAGTGCTACCAGTGCATTCTCCACTTCGACATACTCATCAGTCTCATTGATCTGGGTGTAGATGATCTCTTCACCTGTGTTCATTCGTAATACTTTGACTTCCATGATTTAAATTAGAGTGATAGTGAATACCATAGACCGTCATACCTATCATTGTCAACC